CCGTTACGGAAATTCTTTTTATACGTGCCTTGAAATCCCTAGAGAGTAAAGCGTTAGCCTCTGCGGCGAGAGTTCGGTTATCGACTGGCAAGCTAAGGGATGTTACTTGTTGCCGAGCCCGGGTTATGGCGTTTTGCATTTGGTGCTGATTGGTATTTGTGATAAATAGACTTTGACGGGTGGCGGATCCGGTACGCCAAGCGAGAAGAGCGGCGAGGATTAATGCCTCTAGATCCTGATCTTCTTCCTCATTTTGCTTAAGACGGATAATTTTACCCTCGACACTATCAAGGATCCGCCCCTTAAAAAAAGCTTGTGTCCGTCGGTAGTGCTTAAGAAGAGACGTCTCAAATTCCGGGCGATAATTACGCGCGTCGAAGGCTTGACCGGTGGCCACTACAGATATCCTAAAATCCCGGAGTAGTCTATTGTATATCTGGGAGAGTTCCCTCTCGTAGATAGCCTCTAACCGCATTTTCTCGTCGAGTTCTTCTCGGGCGGATTTATTAAGCTTACTAAAATCGATTGCTTTAATTTGGCACACGGGATCCTTACTCCTCGTTTTCTTCGGCTTCCGCCGCGCGACGTATTTCCTCTTCGGTCTGGTTAATATTCTCCTCTCCGAGCATATCCTCGCCCAGAGGTATGAGATTCGCGGCCTGATAGATAACGTCGCCATCGTCCACCGCCTCGCGGTTCGGTAAGTCTTCGCGCATCTCGTTAATGGTCTCTATATTGAGATCGCGGCGCTTCTTCAAGTTTTCTAGGGTTCTTTGGCGTAACGACTCTATACTCTCCGGGTCAAACGTGACCCGAACTTTCGCGGGATCTAGCCCATAGCGCGGGAGCAAGAAATCGCCGAGACCAGCCATCACATAGTCAAAGGCCGGAAGGACAGCGCGATCATATAGCTGATAGACCGCCTCCCCGAAATTGTTGTCCGTCATAGCGCTGTCCGTCACCAGAGGAAGGGGGATTTTGTAGCGCATCATAATCGTTTTGAAAGCGACCGCGTCGAGGGTGGCGTAGTCCATATCTTTGTTATTGGTTCCTACTTCTTCGAGTTCCATTTCGTCGGTCGAAATCATGCCGATTTTTCCCGCGTTATTAGATCCGCCTAATTGCTCGTTAAGGGCTTGTCTTCGCGCTGCCAATTCTTCCCCGTCGAGTGGTTGCTTAATAATGGCAATTAGGCTCATACGAGCGCCGTTTTGCAATAGCTTGAGATTGTGATTACGGCCCTCGATTTGTTGCTTAGCTTCGACTAGAGCGGCCTCAAGTGGGCTATCCGCATAGAGAGACCCCGGTCGGCTCGAATAGCCCTTTATTTGATAAAGTTCTTTAAGTGGCCCGGAGAGGTACCTGACCCGACGCTTGTCTAGCTCGAAAGAAAATGTCCCTTGTATCGGCCCGGTACTAATATTGTAAGTCAATGGGAGTTCGTTCGCTCCGAGCGTGCCTGATACCCTTTGAGGATCAGCGGCGTAGATCCCCGCCGGCTCGGCTCTAATGTTACCGACGGCGGCCAAATAAGCATTATGATTTAGTAACCAATCGCGCACGAGAGCACCGATAAATTGTTGCCGGGTGGAATATGGGTTAGGGTTTCTTATTTTGTCGAGGATAGCGTGCGAGTCGGTTATCTTTCCGTTTATCTCAAGCACGGGCATAATCTTCTCGGCTTCCTCGGCGATCGTGTCGATAGCGATAGCGACGGCGGAGCTCGTCCGGTAGAGACTCGCGGCTTGTTGCGGGCTTAAGCGGCTATAACCGCCGTAGATCCACGCGGCAAAAGAGCCGCTCCCGGCGTCTCCCATGTAGTAGTACGGGACGGCGCTTTTCGTTTCGGCCACCGGAGCCGCTTCACCTTGCCAAAATTTCCAATTCACAATTAAGCGCTCCTATGTGGTAAACCATCCGGCGTTCCGCACTTCCTCAAGGGCATAGCGCAAAGCGTCGATCGTATGGTTCTTTTTGTCATCAAGGATAGGCAAGACCCTCCCAGTAAGGGGATCCGTCTTATACTTGTAATGTGTTAACTCGTTTATAACATGCTTGCAACGTGGGTGCACTATGATATCGTAAGACTGTAAAAATTTCACCCCTTCTTCCACACTTCCCGCGCCTTTCCTAGCACCTGTGATCCGGAATTGGTTGCGCTGCATATAGCTGATCGTTTCTGGACGCGCACTATCTGCACGGATCCGGAATCGTCGGGACAAGGGGACAGTATCGAACAAAGCGGGCGTATCGTCAATCTCACACTTAACGCTCCACGCTTCATAGTCTACATATATCCGCTGATTCTCTTTATCTACCCAGCATCGGACAAGAGTCGTCGGGTCTACACTGAATCCCCAATCCGCGCCGAAATATAGCGGAATATTGGGCGGCGTATCGAAATGATCCTCTACCCAATTTTTGAAGACTCGTGCCTCGCTAAGTAACAGATACTTGCCGCACCATACATGCAGCCACTTGTCCTTATCTCGCCGCTTGTCCCATTCCATCTCAGTGCGGAGGACTTCTGGAAACCACGGGTTATCCCAAAAATTGATCTCTACTATCTTGGTGTCCGGAGGTATCTCCCCCGCACGAAAACGATCGTCTACCGGATCCGTCTCGTTCTCTGGATTCCACGAGAACCAAAGTTCGGATCCGGGTTTTCGCACGGTAGGCACGAGGAGATCTAGGGATCGCTTCGATATCCGGTTAGCCTCTTCTACCCAAGCGATATCGATCCCTTCCATGGATTTTATGGTATCGGGATTTGTCTTAAGCCCTGCGAAATTGAAGATCGTCCCGTTGATACCAAAAATATGGGTAAGCGTGGAGCGATAGAAATGTTTTAGCCCGAGGCGTTCGATCTCGTCGTCTAAGATCCTTTTCACCGAATCGGCGATCGACTTCTGTACTTCCCGCGCACATAAGATCCTGAGGGGCTTGTCCGCTCCATAAGACAATAATGCTGTGGCAAAACTTCGGGACTTAGCGCCACCACGACCGCCGTAAGCGGCCTTATTACGAGCGGGCTCAAACAGAAAGGATAAGAGTTTAGGGATCTGGGCGAGCTTGCCGTCGAATGCCTCGAGAGTCTTCCCCTCAATCCTTGCGACTTCGGAGGAAGAGGATACCGGTACGAGCGCGCTCATTCGGCCTCTGGGGGACGTTTTTCGGTCGATTCCACAAACTCAAGGCGAATGTGGGGGATCTTATCTTTGCCTCCCTTGCCACTGTATCCTTGGACGATACCTGTCGCCGTTCCCATTAATTTGAGCATGATTTCGGTCGCCGTCCGGACGCGCTCCATTTTTATATTGACCGGCTTGTCTTCGTCTAGCAGATCGGCGGCGACATCGGTTAATTTGTCGTATGAGTAAGCTACTCGATCCTGTATTGCTTTCTCATATTTGGCGCTTAATGCCTCGCTCTCTCTCCTCCATCGTAAGAATACAGCACGAGGAGGCATCCCGTCGATCATACCGATACGCTCAAGTGTCCACCCATCGGCGATAAGGTCGAGGATCTGATCCGCTATAAATTCAACATACTGCATACGTTGGCCTTATTCGTCGCCAGGAGGCTTGCCCTCGCTCTTAGCCTCGGGGGCTCGTGTGATTCTATTGGCCAGAGTCACGAGGTGCTCCGCCTCTTCAAGTCCCGTAACGGGGACCCTGTTTAGTAAGCGGACAAGGTTCGTCCGGTCTTGCTCTGTCATTTCTAAAATATAGTTTTTCATGGTTTCCCCGTTAAGCTACAGTTACATTCGCTGCCAGCGTGACCGCCGACACTTCATTGTTCTGGATCACGATATACCCCTCGGTGTAAAGCGTCCCGTCAAAAGAGAAGTCTACCGCTCCCCCCGCGGTTCCCGCCGTGCCCGATTCTTGCAGCACTACGCCTCCTCCTGAATCCGCGTAGAGAAATAATTGTACGAGAGTCGCGTTTAATTCAGGTAGCGCCCCCGCGTTTGTTGAATTCGAGGCGCTCGCCAAGATCTCCGCGCTTAGTTGCCAAGCGGCATATTCCCCGGCGGGGACTTCGGGGATATTGACACTATCCTCCCCTAGTACCATTTGAAAAGCATTAAGGTTAGCTATCGCCGCCTCAGGGGAGGCCCCCATCCCGGTGTCCGCGGGAACCCCCAACGCCCACTGAGAATGATTATTCGCTCGATCTTGATCGGTTAGGAGCTTGTTATAAAATTGGTATTCGTCGAGTGTCGTACCATTAAGGTCTTGCCCTCCGTTGGCGTCCCCTGCAAGCCCGAACTCGCATCCCGCGGGATTGTTCAATGGAGCGGAACTCGTATCTAAGTTACTGTGATATACGCCGTTTATGTTAGTCTCGACCAGATCCGTCACCGAGTTATAGGTAATACTAATATACGCCCAGCTTCCCGCTATAGGCAGCATGTCTGGTATAATGTCAAACTGAATAAACCCTCCCACTAAGTCGTATATGGCGAATCTCATCGTGCTCCCTTGTAGCGTTATGTGCCATTGCCTATCGTTGTCGAGGATAGTTAACCTTGAGGCTACGCGCCCACTATTTCCGGCACCATAATCTATCGCGAATTCAAAAGTAGAAACGGAGGCTATCTGACCGATCGCCCCTTTAGTGTTACTAAAGGCGTACTCGTTATCGAACAACTTAGACCTCGCTCCCGCTCCCGTAAAAGAGGAGGAGGGAGGCTGATCAAAATCGAGAGTGGTTACCGGTACGGAATACTCCAAATCTACAGGAACCGTTCCTGAGTCTATAGTATCCGACCCCGTGGTCTCATTTAGCCGATACCAATTGATGGGCGCGAGCGCGGTGACCGCGGCCACAAAACCGTCCGCCGGCGGAGGAGGATCCCCGCTCTCCGCGGCGGAACTGGCATTGGCGAAATGACCTATGCTCATGTGAGTCCCGCTCCCCAAATCTCGAAGGTAGTGCCTGTCCGCTTGGTGATCGTGGCGATACCAGCGATCGCAAGCGTTCGCGCCCCGGTGACAAGAGTCCCCGAACCGTCCAAAAATGTGAGGGTGATCCCCGTAGTGCTTATGCTACAGGTCCCTGTTCCCGTATTCGATATAGTCCACGCGCCGCCGTCTGGTATGTTGGCGGGATTCAGCACCGAGGCAGATCCGCCCCCTACGCCTGTGTAATTCAGCCTTCCGCCGAGGTTCTCTATATCGAAATCCTCTGATCCGGAGAAGTCTACAGGGGCCATCACATTAAAACCGATATCTCGGAAGTTTCCCAAGCCGTCTATGATTTGCCCGCCGGAGCTCTTAGTTGCGCCGAGGTCTTGCGTTTTGAATAGTTCTGTCCCTCCTTGACTTATATTTAGCCCAGTATCAAACGACCATCTCTCTGCGCTAGAGTCGTATCGGAATTGCTTCGTCGCATCAAATACCGTGGCGGTGCCCGGTATTAGCGCAAAATCTAGGTTGCTGTCAAAGCGGGCTTGCATTTGAGTATTATTGCTCGTGTCATTCCATCGAGTAAGCTCTGAGTCGTTCGATCGGCTAAAGGTAAGCGCGGTTAGGAATGACCAGACCCCCGAAATGTTGGCACTAGAAGAAGCCAGCAAAAAAGCCGAAGGTAAATTGCCTTGAAGAGTATCCGCATCCAGCCCCGACCCCGGCCCGTCGTTCCCGGCGTGCCACATCGTGTCCCCATTAACGTTAGGCGTAACGTCGAGACTAGCGACCCCAGAGACGGCAAGCGTCCCCGTGATCCCTATCCCGAGCGTCCCTATCGCCAAGGCCGAGCCAATCCCGTTTCCTGACTCGGTTTGTCGCAAAGTGCCGTCTAGCCCGAGATTATTATTCTCGATATGTAGCAGATCCTTATACGTGTCGTTTTGCGTGCGGCCGGTTAAGTCACTCATTGATCCTTTAACTCCTCATTATGTATCTCAAGTAGCGCGTCGCGCGTCTCGATATCATCCTTTAAAACTGCCTCCCTTTCCTTGATTTTTCGGCAAAGTGGCAAATTTTCCGGATGGTCAGAGCTACAGTCTATCATTTCCCGAGTGAAAGAGGGAAGGGACGAAGGCTTTGGGAAAGTTAAAACCGGGTGAGGGGCCGGCGGCTTGACTGTACAGCACCCGCTAAGGATTATCGTCGTAAAAATCGCTAAACTCGTTATCTTCAGCATCTTGCACCACCTTTTTGATCCGCTGGGGCTTGCCTTCGTTTCGCTCACGTTCCGTTGCCGCGACGGCTTCGCCATGGTGGGCGACTACTTCCGCCCGGTCGGCCCGTATCTCTAGGGCCTTCGATTTTTTCTTAAGGTATCCGACTCGCATCCACAAAATGGCAATGACTGCAGCGATCCCTCCGAATAGATATAGTTCTATCATAAGCCTACCTCTTTATTGCCTTTGTTATATGCTCTGGTGGCATAGGTGGCGGAAGTGACGCCCAGTAACATAACGAACGCTTGAACGTCCGCCGGGGTTACGGTGGCGAATTGGTGGCCGAATATTAACGTCCCGCTCATGGTGATCTTAAACAAAATAATCCCATAGGTGATCGAGTTGAGCGTTTTAGCGCCGCATTTCTTGCCGTCGCTGTCTTTAAATAAATAGTCTAACATTGTGTTTCCCCTTAAGTTTAGGGTGGTAATGACCGGTCCCGGATTCGAACCGAGATCCAAGGGTAACGGGGGCGCCTTGTACATTATCCAATCTGTCAACCGGCCACCGTTCGTCTAGCTTTTTCCCCAGCCTTTATCCTCGGCGTCTGGGTGTCCGAATGCTTTATCCTCTCCGCCGCCAAACGTGGCGAGGCCCTTACTTTCCGGCTCTCTCTTGAGCGTCGGGCGAGCTCTGACCCGTGAGGGCTTCTTAATTCGTCGCTTTGTGGGTTTCATAGTTCTTTGATCTCCAAGTGTGTGACGTAGGCGAGGCATGATTCGAGCGCCTCCATAGCCT